TCTTGCTGCCAGCATCGACACGTTCCTCATCGAGCTGACACACTGAAAAGCCGAAATATCCATCATAGAGAAACAGACTTCCAAGGCATCTTTGACTTCTTCAAAAGTGCCGTTCTCCAATTCTTTGACCAAACTATCATTCCCGCAGATGAAGCATGAAATACCTTTCAGCATATCTTCAGTAGCTTCAGGAAGCTCTTTAATAGCCTCCATGATATTATCTCCCTCCATACCGACATTGGAGAAATGATGAATGGCACGACAGATAACTTTGATAGTAGGCGGCTTGATGGTATAGACTACTCCACCTATCTCTACATTTTTGAAGTCCATCCCCAGCAGGGCATCTGACACAATTTTAGACGCTTGATTCATATCTTTAAATTAAAAAGGCGGTGAGCAACCACCCACCGCCATCCGAAAACAATCTGTTACCTTAAAACTTACGCTGTCAATGCCTTAATAGCATCTTCCTCATAGTTATATTCAGAAGCTACCCCTGCTATCTTAGGAGTTTGAACCAATCCACGAACAGCAATGGCAATTGCCTTGTCTGTATTCGCTTCACGGGCTACAATCTGGGCATTGGGAAAAATGAACCATACATTATCATCCGTCAGACAGAAAAGAGCCTTATTGATTATCTCTTTTGTCAGAGGACGTTTCCAACCTACCGCGACTTTGCTTCCTTCTTCCCCTGTTTCAACTATGGAACCGCCCATGAGAGCCGCTTTAGTTTTCCAATCGTACTGACCAATAGAGAAAGCCGGAGTAATATCGCCGGGAGTTGTGTCATAACGGTAGTTCTGACCATTCAATTGATTTTTATACCCCGTGACAGACGCTTCTGTTTCTTCAATCTGCCACGTTTCCCCGTGCACGTTCAAGACTTCATCTTTGGCGGTAATGGCCGCTTGGATTAAAGTCTTGGCGATTTCGGGGGTGATGTCCGCCGTAATTTTTGAAATGTCGGCAAACAAGATTCTCTTAATTCCTACTGCTGAAATCATATTATTTCACATTTAATACGTTAAACAAAATTCTTACATTCACATAGTGGCACTTCAAAGCCGTGTCCGCTTCCGTTCCGATTGATTCGATGGAGTAACGGTAACGGGTGCCGTCATAGGTGCTTACCACGCCGTCAAAGAGTTCCACAGCCTGCCTTTCAAGCGCATTCAGCCGGATGGTGTCGGCTTCATCCTCGCCGGGGTCGGGGACACAGAGGTTGACCTCGGCGAACGACTGCTTCCAGTACTTACCCGGCTGCTGCTTCTTGGCGTGGATGACAATCTTTTCGGACTTCAGCGCGCCCGCCAGCTTCTTGCCGTGGGGGACGATGCCGATGCCGAAGGGCTGGCAGTCGCGGTAGAGTATGTTCGCTATGTCGGTGGTCGTTATCATTTTCCAGTCTGTTTTAGGTTGCTTTTGCCAAGTGGCTACCTTGTGCGTGCCAAGTGGCTACATTGCCTTTGCCAAAGTATTAACTTGGCAAAAGCGGGATTTTTCATTCATAATTCTCCATTCAACCGTTTCTTCGCAAACAAGGCGGCGCCGCTCAAGACTTCAAACCCTTTGGATTCCACGTTGGACGCATAGTGATAACCTTTCGGCGATTGAGCGTCGTTATAGAGTGTCAAACCATCCTTATCCACATCATACTTGTTGGACGTTCGCAAGGTGAGCGTGTGGTCTTCGTAATCGCCGTGTTCCTCCGCGTACTTCACGGCTTCATCGCCAACGTCAATCATCTTCTTTTCAACTTCCCATTCTCCTTCATCGAAAAAGGAATCGACATCGGAAAGGTCGAAATCTACATCCATAATTCCGCGTAGTTAAAATAGTTCGTACTCTTCACCGTGTAAACTTCGCCTTGACCTCTCACGCTCTCGCCGTCCATACAGCGGACTTCATCCCCTGCCTTGATAGTGATTCTCTTCTCGCACACCACATGATAGTTAGGACGATATACGGAACCATTATCGGATGAAAACTCTTTGGTTGTGTTATCGTCACAACGGCACTTGCATACGTCCTGCCAGCTTTCACCACCTGTACCGGGAATGGGTCTGCCAAACTCATCCCTTTCCATCGGGGTGATAACTTTTACCTGCAATATGTGTGGGGCGAATATCATAAGAAGGTACATTTAGGTTTGTCCGTCAGTTCGTCTTTCAATCCGTACTGCTTGCACAGCCATGAGTAGTAGTCCTTGATGCCTTTGATGTCCCAAGACATGGAGAAACCGCTTTCACTGATTGAAGTGGCACGAAGCGATAGAGAGGGGATGAACTTCGCAATCGCCACGAAGACACGACCGTAACAATCCTCGTTCATCTCGTCCTCTCCGCTTATCTCCGCATTCAGACACATATCCAAAAGGTCAGCTTCCGACAAGTTAATGCCGAAAGACTGGAACTTCTGTGATATGTATTCGTTTATCGTCATATTAATATGGTGTAACCAGTTTACTATATGCGGTATAGCTGTAATGAGTCAAATATTTCGACTTGAACACGTATCGGAACGGACATTTAGGGACTGAAATTTGTTTTCCTTGAATAGCCGTTTCCTCTTTCATCGAACACATCATAGCTGGATTATTTGCAACCAAGAACATAGTCTGTGGCATGGTCAGTACAATACAATCAGCCGGAGCTGTTTTCAAAGTGATAAACTGAATATCTGGTAAACCAACATCAACGGATAGATTCATATATTCACACTTGGGAGATTCCACACCCGATGCCTGTACGTTCAATGAAACCAAAGACATCATCAAAAAGCCAAACATGGCAAAAATAAAATTCTTCATTTCTTTACTGATTCATAAAATTAAACAATGGAAGGGTAGAAGCACTACCCTATCCTTTTACTCGATACCTAATGCTTCTTTCAGTTTGGCTGTTGATTCTTCATCAAGTTCTGCAACCTTACCCAAAAGAGTTTCCTCTTTCATATTGCCGGAAGCCTGCACACCAATGGACTTCAAAGCCTCAATCAAAGTTTTCTTCTCGAACTCTTTCTCAAAGAGGGAGATTTTCACCTCCTTCTTTTCTTCAGTGGTTTTCACTTCGGGAGTTTTCACCTCAACCCTTTCGACAAGTCTGCGACTTTCCATATCCAGCACACGGGTCTCCTCACCGACTTCAATCACTTCACCGGGAGTATAATACTTTCCGGTGAACTTGTCGCGGAAAACTGATATAACCTTTACTTTCATATCCTACCCCCTTATGCTGATTGGATGGATGCAATTTCGCTCAAATCGAAATTGGTTATCAAATCTGGATTGGAAATCTGCGGAATCCACTCTGCCGTATATTCCATGTAGCGACCGTTTTTGTCACGGTAGTTGGAGATAAGCATCTGCCCCTCTGACGGGATATAAGTACGTCCTTGTACTGGGTCTGTCGCTTCATACGGGGTATGATGGCGCATATAACCAATGTTGTCAGAAGGTAACAGAGTAATACGGTTATCCGCGTAAATCTGCACATTCTTTCCCGTCTGGTCTTTCACGTAGTCCTCCTTGATTTCAATACGCGGCAAACCGATGCCGGTGAACACTTCGGAAGCCAAAGAAGAGGAAACCAATCCCGTACTCAACTTCATTTCGTTGCTGCCGAGAATCATCTTGTATTGCTCGCCAAATTCAGATGAACCGAGCACGAACTTGTTGAAAGAAGCGCGTGTCATAATCATCTTGGCATAAACGCCATAGTCCGGTGCCAAAGAATGGAGTTTCTCTCTCAGGTAAGAGATGAACATGTTCTTTCCGTCCACAACCACATCTCCACTTTTCGGCTTGATAAAATTGAACGGAAGGGTAATCTCCAGCAGTTTATTATTGGTCTGACCGGAAGTTATTGCAGCATCCTTGTTGTAAACGGTGGCTTCACCAAGCATCAACAAGGCACCAACAATAATATCCATGCGCTTGTGAGCAGCAAGGGTAATCTGACGGTAATCATCTGCCAGGAAGTTTACAATCTCTTCCATTGCGGCCTTTTGGTCTGCCGGTTTAGCTACATTGAACTTGTCAATTAAATCCTGCAACTCGGAAAGTCGGTCGATGGACATCTGGTAAGCATCGCCCAAATAGGCAATCTCACCATATCCCGAACCGATGTTCCTGCGCTCACGGATGGGCTTTTCGCCAAAACGCGAATTGATGGAACCTGCCATTACTCCGGTTACAGAACCGATATAATCCTTGAACACACGAGTAGTTACTCTGCGGAAAGTAAGATACTGCTGCCAATAGATTGTATCTTTACGTGTCTGATTCACACGTCTGATGATGGCGGAAACAATGTTCGCATCATCGAATAATGTCTGAATCGTTAAAAACATATCCTACCTCCTTACTCGTTAAATTCAAACCATCCCTTCATGTTGGCTTTATCGTTCTCGGAGAACGGCATAACCAGTTTTGAAGGCTCAATTTCCGCGGCTGTACGAAGCAATGAAACCAGTATAATTCCGTCCTCAACCTTTGTACGGTTAAACAGAGCCGAATTTGCAACGTACTTCTGTTTCAAGCCGTCAACCGCAACCGCATTGAAAAGTACAGTATCTTTGGCGATATTCTCACCGAAAGCAGCCTTGATAGTCAAGACATCGTAGTTGGCATTAGATTTGTCAATAGCTGCGACCTCAGCACCTTTAGTGCCGCTTCCGACAAACATTCCCACATAAGCCAAAGAGTTCTTGGCTACCTTGATAGACAAAGCCTCCGCACCGGTGGTATAGGCTTCCACAACTCTCACGTTGATTACCGCATAAGCGAACTTGTTTTTCAAGTCCGCACAAATCGGCGTAAATACGGGAAGGAAACTTCCCACTACTAGGTTCTGCGTGTCGAGTTTGAACGGGCCACGTCTACGAATACCGGTCTGGACATCGTAGCGTTCCTCTTGCTCAACGAGCGGAACCAAATCATACTTAAATCCTGCTGACATAATTAATTCTTGTTTTGTTCAACAATAGTTTTCGTTCCCTCGTCAATCATCTTAGCGATAGATTCAG